ATGGAGCGAATCCTGATACTGATGCAGGCGGCGAACTGGGCGGAAGCGACCGAGGCGCTGACCTCTGCGCGGGAGAACGCCCTGCACCGCAACGCGCTGTCGTACGCGCTGGTGCTGCCGGAAGCCCCGACATCCCCCGAAGAATGCAATATGGCGGCGTTCGGGGCGCTGCGATACCTTGTCAGCCCGGAAATGACCTTTGCTGCGATGGAAACGCTCTGGCACGGCGAACGCTATGCGCTGCTGGCGCATCCGGCGATGCGCTTTGAGCGCGACTGGGAGAAGAAACTCCTGCGCGCGCTGAACGACTGCCCGGTGGAAAACGCTCAGGCGGTCCTGACGGGCTATCTGCCGGCGCAGGATGACCCGATTGGCGCGGTCTGTCCGGTTGCGGCGGAGCGCATTGACCCGGACGGCACGCTGTGCTTTGCGCACGGAATGCCCCTGACGCTTGCGGCGCACCCGATGCCGGGCGCATTTCTGCATCCGAACTTCTTCTTTGCGCGCGCGGGCTTCATCCGGGCGATGGCGCAAGGGAGCGGTACAGCGTTCCTGCGCGCGATGGTGCAGGGCTGGCAGTGCTGCACGCTGAATCAGCCCGTCATCACCCTGACGCACGATTTGCCCGTGCCGCCTGTGCGGATAGACCCGCAGGAGGATGGCTTGGCGCAGCTAAAGGAAGAATACGGCGTTGACTTCGCGGCGGGTACGCTGTCCGCGGCGGCGAAGCGAGGCTTGAAGTCAAACAGCCTCGACATGACGCTGGCGGTGACGCCGCTGATGCGCATTAAGTCGGCGGTGCAGCGGCGGCGCAGGAAGCGCACCGACCCGATGCCGCTGTGCGTGACGGTCTGCCCGGCATCGCTGGACGAAGAGGGGATGCACTGGCTGCGCCAGCTGACGCAAATGCAGGATTTGGCGCTGCTGTGCTATGCCGAGGGGCTGAAGCTGCGCGAAGTGGCGGAGTTCCACCCGAACGTGCTGGAATACAAGCCGCGCTATGCTCTGCCGATGCCGACGGGCAAACCGTCGCTGTTTAGCCGTGCGGCAATGCTCAGCGCGGCGCGCGACCGGGTGCTGTCCAGCACGCACTATATCTGGATGGCGCCGGACTGTGTGCGCTATCCGCTCTATACCGGCATGGTGCTGCCGTGGAAGCGGCTGTGCGGCGAGAAAATCGTGCTGGCAAGCGTCAGAAACCGCCTCGACCTGTCCATGGTCGTTGTGCCGGACAAGCAGATAAAGCCGCTGATGAGCGCCATTGGGGAGCAATTACGGGCATTGCTGGCGGCAGGGACGATTCCGGAGACGGAAGAGGCACTCTGGACAGGCATTGTGAAGGAACATCCGGACTGGTTTGAATTTCGGGCGCTGCCGGTGGAAAAACAGCTGTTCACATTCTTGCTCTGAGGAAAAATCATGCAGACGATTGCGTTTCGACTCATCAAGGGGATTATGCTGCTTCTGGGGTCAGCGGCTGCTGCTGGAGGAGTAATCCGATTTTCAAATTCATATGCGCACTCCCCGCAGACAAGCGCATAATACGGACAAATCTGCCGTATCAAGCGGGGAAAGTTCGGGAACGCAGAAAAAACGTTTTTTCGCCCGATTTTCGCCGCCAGTGGAAGCTGTTCTGTTTACCGGGCTTGCGGCGCTTCGGGCGGTTTTCGGCTGTCCATTTCGACCAGATTCAGCATTGACAAGAGCGGCTCCAGTGGTGTATGATGGCTTTCGTTCCTGCTTTGCAGACACTATATGTAGCATGGGCAGAAGAAAACATCCACAACTTATGCCGAATGAACGGCTGGTTATCAATTGGTTCTCAAATGGAAAATAATACGGATAGAATAGAGAATGATGGAGGCACCGACCATGGGCATTGATATGATTCGCAAACGCGACGGACGCGAAGTTCCTTTTGATCAGGACAAGATTGAGCAGGCCATTTTCGCGTCTTTTCAGGCATCGGGCAGTGCGCGCGGGCATGAGACGAGCCGCAAGCTGACGGAGGAAGTTGTCCGCCTGCTGGAGAACAACGAGAACATCAGCGCCATCCCCAGCGTGGAGCAGGTGCAGGACACGGTGGAGCAGGTGCTGATGCGCAACGGCTTCACCCGCACGGCGAAGTCCTACATCCTCTACCGCGCCGAGCGCAGCCGCGTCCGCGAGATGAACTCCCGCCTGATGCGCACGTTTGGGGATATTGTGTTCAAGGACGCCAGCGAATCCGACATCAAGCGCGAGAACGCCAACATCAATGGCGATACCGCGATGGGCGCAATGCTCAAGTTCGGCAGCGAAGGCGCAAAGCAGTATTACGAGAAGTATGTCATGGATCCGCGATTTGGTCAGGCGCACATGGACGGCGACATCCACATCCACGACATGGACTTCTACACGCTGACGACGACGTGCTGCCAGATTGAGCTGAAGAGCCTGTTCAAGGGCGGCTTCTCCACGGGGCACGGCTATTTGCGCGAACCGCAGGACATCACGTCCTACGCGGCGCTGGCGTGCATTGCCATTCAGGCGAACCAGAACGATCAGCACGGCGGTCAGGCGATTGTGGACTTCGATTACGGCATGGCGCCCGGCGTGAAAAAGACGTTCATCAAGCGTTACCGCATGAACCTCTCCCGTGCGCTGGAGCTGCTGCTGAACGACGCTGAGTGCGACGCGCACGCCAATGAGCTGGTGGCGCAGACCAAGGCGGAGAACCTCGAACCCACGCTGGAAGAGAACGCCGACCACCGCGCGCGCATGGCGGAACTGCTGACGAAGTATGTGGCGGACGAGCAGATGATTGCCCGCATTCTCGACTTCACGCAGCGCCGCTCCGAGCAGGAGACAGACAAGGCGACCTATCAGGCAATGGAGGCGCTCATCCACAACCTGAACACTATGAACAGCCGCGCGGGCGCGCAGGTGCCGTTCTCGTCCATCAACTACGGCATGGACGTGTCGCCTGAAGGCCGTTTGGTGATGAAGAATGTGCTGCTGGCGACGGAAGCAGGTCTGGGCGGCGGCGAAACGCCGATTTTCCCGATTCAGATTTTCCGCGTCAAGGAAGGCGTCAACTTCAACCCCGGCGACCCGAACTACGACATCTACCGCCTCGCCATCCGCACGAGCGCAAAGCGCCTGTTCCCGAACTTCTCCTTCGTGGACGCGCCGTTCAACCTCCAGTACTACAAGCCCGGCCATCCGGAGACCGAAATCGCCTACATGGGCTGCCGCACCCGCGTGATGGGCAATGTCTACGACCCTGATCGCGAAATCGCCCCGCGCCGCGGCAATCTGTCCTTCACGTCCATCAACCTGCCGCGCATCGCCATTGAGGCGAACGGCAACGTCGATGTGTTCTTCAAGGTGCTGCAGGAGCGCATGGAACTGGTGATTGACCAGCTGAACGAACGCTTCCGCATCATCAGCAACAAGCGCGTGAAGAACTTCCCGTTCCTGATGGGCGAGGGCGTGTGGATTGACTCCGAAAAGCTGAGCTGGAACGACAAGGTAGGCGAAGTGCTCAAGCACGGCACGATGACCATCGGATTCATCGGCTTGGCGGAAGCGCTGGTTGCCTTGCGCGGCAAGCATCACGGCGAGGACGAGGAAAGCCAGAAGCTGGGTCTGAAAATCATCCGCACGATGCGCGAATACACCGACAAGGTGTCCGCGGAGACGGGGCTGAACTACTCTGTCATTGCTACGCCTGCGGAAGGTCTGTCCGGCCGCTTCATTCGCCTCGACAAGCAGCGCTTCGGCATCATCCCCGGCGTGACCGACCGCGAATACTACACGAACTCCTTCCATGTGCCGGTTTACTACCACTGCACGGCGTTCCATAAGCTGAGCGTGGAAGCGCCGTATCATGCGCTGACCAACGGCGGCCATATCTCCTATGTGGAGATGGACGGCGACCCGCTGAAGAACCTCGACGCGTTCGAGAAGATTGTGCGCTATATGCACGACATCGGCATCGGCTACGGTTCGATTAACCACCCGGTTGACCGTGACCCGCTGTGCGGCTATAATGGCATTATCGACGATACTTGCCCGTGCTGCCACCGTGGGGAAACCACCCGCGTGACGGAGCGCATCAAGCGCATCAAGGTGGAGGGCTAAAAGCCACCTTCCCCCAAAATGCCGGGGAACGCGCTCAAGCCGGGCGCCGAAAAAAGGGTCAAGGGGCAATGCCCCTTGCGGAGTCCAGAGGCAGCGCCTCTGGTAGGGTCTGGGGCAACGCCCCAGCGTCCCTCCCCATAAAACGCCTTCTCCTTCGGGGGAGGGCGTTTCCGTCATTCATTCATCCACCGCGAAAGAGGGGCAATTACCATGGAAATCCGCATCTTTGGTTTGGCAGACGACAGCATCGTCGATGGGCCGGGCGTCCGCTATACCGTGTTCGTACAGGGCTGCCCGCACCACTGCCCCGGCTGCCATAATCCCGCGTCGCATGACTTCGCCGGCGGCACGCTGATGGACACTGACGGCATCATCCGCAAAATCGGCGAGAATCCGCTGCTGGACGGCGTGACGCTCTCCGGCGGCGAACCCATGTGCCAGCCCGAAGCCTGCCGCACGATTGCGGACGCGGCGCACGCAAAGCACCTTAACGTTTGGTGCTACACGGGCTTCACGCTCGATGCGCTGCTGAAGGAGAACAACCCGGCGCGCATGGCGTTGCTGCACGGCATCGACGTGCTGGTGGACGGACGCTTCGTGCAGGAGCAGAAGTCGCTGTCGCTGCTCTACCGCGGCAGCAGCAATCAGCGGCTGATTGACGTGCCGAAAACGCTTGCGGCAGGCGAAATCACCCTCTGGACACCGCCTGTGTGGTGATTGCTCTGCGAATTTTACAAACAATTCACAGAATCACAAGCGAAAACTGGGAAATAATAGTTGAATTTCCTGCACAAGTGTGCTATACTGATAGCAGGGAGGCGAATGCGGGTGAAAATCTTATTTGTGTGTCACGGCAATATTTGCCGCAGCCCTATGGCAGCAATGGTGTTCCGGTACTTGGCACAGCAGCGGCATGTGTCTGGTGAGTTTGAAGTGGATTCCGCCGCACTGAGCAGCGAGGAAATTGGCAACGGGATTTATCCGCCCGCGCGCCGAATTCTGGTCAAGCACGGGGTGCCCTGCACGGAGCATCGTGCGCGGCAGATTACGCCGGAGGATTTTGAAACGGCGGATCTGATTATCGGCATGGAGTGGGGGCACTTGAAGAAGCTGCGTGCCCTGTGTCCGAAGGAGCAGCAGGCGAAGCTACATCTGCTGTTGGACTTTGCCGAGCGGCAGGGCGACATTGAAGATCCGTGGTATACGGATGACTTTGACCGGGCATACCGTGACATTCTGCGCGGCTGCGAGGGTCTGCTGCGGAACCTGACGGAAAACAAGACGGCATAACAAAAGGATGTCAAGGAGCGAAATCATCCTGACATCCTTTTTGATTTCAGCGATTATTCTTCCGTTTTCGGCGCTTCCTCCGGCGCGCTTTCCGTCTCATCCCAGCGGCGGACCGTGCGCTGCGCCAAACTTACGAAGTCCAGCATGAACGAACGCTCGCGGTTATCGTTGGTATAGGGAAAATCCACCGCGTTCTCGGACAGGCTCGCGCCCAGCAGCAGACATGGCGACACTGACAGCACGTTGCAGACGGAAACCAGCGTATCAATGCTGGCAATGCGCGTGCCGCGCTCGATGTGCCCCATGAAAGACGAGGAAATGCCGACCTTCTCCGCCAGCTGCTCCTGCGTTAGATGCTTCGCTTTGCGGGCATCGCGCACTCGAAGTCCCAAATCCTGATAATTTACGGTCATGTTCATATTCCTTCTTTCTTATTGCCCCAATTGTTCGGGTTTTATTTATTATAATGGATGAAAGAAAATCGAAGAAGAGACGATAAGCAATATTATGATTCTTTTGGTGCGGATTATGCGAAAAAATGGACACTACAAGAATCTTTTTTCGACCATGATTCCTCTTAAAAACGGGACGAAAATAATTTTCCAGAAGGTCTGTACATTTTCCGCAAACCGTGTTATAATATTCCCTGCAGCCCAACCAGGAATCCAAGGTTCTAATCTCCCTTTGGTTGTCACATGACCTGCGCCGGGAAACTGGAGCAAAACCATGGAAGCAGATGACCTCAAGGCAACGGTATGGGTGACAATTTGAAGGAGGTTTCCCAACCATGTACGAAGATGAAACGCTTGTCTGCCGCGACTGCGGCCAGGAATTCGTGTTCTCCGCGTCCGAGCAGGCTTTCTTCGCCGAGAAGGGCTTCATGAACAAGCCCTCTCGCTGCCCGAAGTGCCGCGCGGCTCGTCGCGCCCAGAACGGCAACGGTTCTTCCGCTCCCCGTCAGATGTATGACGTGGTGTGCGCGAACTGCGGCAAGGCCACCCAGGTGCCCTTCCAGCCCCGTGGCGACCGTCCCGTGCTCTGCCGTGAGTGCTTCGACGCTCAGCGCGCTTCCCGCTATTAATTGACGGCTCCTCCGGGAGCAATCAATCAGCGGTGCAATAGCACACGAAAAACCCCGTCGGTGTTTCCGAGCAATCGGAGTGCCGACGGGGCTTTTTGCTGCTTCAGAGGAAATCAAGCTGCAATTTGGGCAGATGCTTGGGAGAACGAAAAGCACCGAGGATTCCCCAAGGGCGAACGGAAAGCCGTTGGTTTGCCTCCGCAGAGGCAAAACCCTCTGTAATAGAAATATCATCCGTATAATGTGCTATGCACACTGGCTATGGCGATGCTTCCAAATAAGCAGACAAGGCAGATAAAACAAAAACCGCCCTTTCGGACGGTTTCTTGAGGTGAACCCATGAAGAGCACCCTCTGTGCTGGAGCGGGTGATGGGAATCGAACCCACGTGACCAGCTTGGAAGGCTGGAGCTCTACCATTGAGCTACACCCGCATGTGGAGCGGTAGACGAGGCTCGGACTCGCGACCTCCACCTTGGCAAGGTGGCGCTCTACCAACTGAGCTACTACCGCATAACCACGCGACTGCATGGTGCGAAGGAAATTTGTGCGGGCGAAGAGACTCGAACTCTTACGCCATAGGCACCAGATCCTAAGTCTGGCGCGTCTGCCATTCCGCCACGCCCGCACGAGAGGCGAAATCAGAAGGCAGATGGGAATGACCCATTGGAGATTCGAACTCCAGACACCTTGATTAAAAGTCAAGTGCTCTGCCAACTGAGCTAATGGGTCAAAAAGCTGGGGTGGCAGGGCTCGAACCTGCGAATGCGGGAGTCAAAGTCCCGTGCCTTACCACTTGGCTACACCCCATCGCAGCAGGCTTTCGCCGCATCCGCAGCAACCTTGAGTAGGGAAGAAAGGGAGAATAGTGGGACTCGAACCCACGACATCCAGAGCCACAATCTGGCGCTCTACCAACTGAACTATATCCTCCATATGCGCGCCTGGAGGGTCTCGAACCCCCGACCCACGGCTTAGAAGGCCGTTGCTCTATCCAACTGAGCTACAGGCGCAGAGCCGCAAAATCAGAAGCCTGATTCTTTCCTTCCAGACTGCCAGCGAAGGAAACACCCTTGCTGACAGATACAAATTATATCATCAGCAAGGGCGTTTGTCAAGCACTTTTTTGCGTTTGACGGAAATTTTTCGCTGCTTTCGGCAAAAAGCTCCGGGAAGCCTGCTGCCCAGGCGGATTTAGCGCATTATCAATAGAATGGATTTTGTCCGTCGCCTTGAGCACACGCCTTACAGGACAATATCCCCCGGCCGATAGCCCTTGGGCAAGGGCTATTCCTCCAGAAACTGGAAACCTGAATCCTCCAGTGTCGGCAAAAAAGCCTCGAATGGAATCTGGTCAAACTCGCTGTGGTAGCTGCTTGCGCCGAACCAGCCGCCTTCCTTCGCCCGCAGGTTCAAATCACGCGCGAATTTGGTGTGGTTCGAGCAGTCATGCACGACAATCCCCCAATGTTCCACGGCGCATTGGCGCATCAGCCGGAACGTTATCTCCCGGCTCCAAATCGGCGATACATAGCCGCGGCGCGTCATGTACATGGGCGTGCCGATGTAGTTCGGCAGATTGTTGGGGTTCAGGTGCAGCTCGGCGCAGTTGATAAAATCAAGACCAGTGGACAGAATTGCATCCTTTTTCTGCTGGAAATGCTCGTAAAAATCGGGCGTCATGGGCGTTTCAATCGCGACGGTGGGGATATACTTCTTCGCCGTAGCGATGCTCTGGATGACGTTGTCGGCGCAAGACGTTGCGCCGAGGTTGAAGCGCAGTTCGTCCAGCCCGGCCTCACCCAGCGCACGCAGATTTTCCTCCGTGCAGAGCGTGCCGTTGGTGTACATGTGCTGATGAATCCCGGCGGCGCGGAACTTGCGGATGATATCGGGATACAGTTCGATTTCCATGAACGGCTCCAGATAGACGTAGCTGACGCCGGTCGGTCGGTTCGACGTGCTGAGCAGCAGGTCGATATCCTCCACGCGGAAGTACGTCCCGCCGATTTCCCACAACCCTTCGCCGATGGTCTCTTGGCAATCCAACTCGCCGTAATTGTAGCAGAACGGGCAGCGGATGTTGCACTTGTTCGTCCGGCGGATGGCGCTCAGTCCCGTGCCGGTCAGGCAGGACGTGCATCCCTTGGAAAATTTCGCCGGGTCACCGACGAAGTACGTCCGCCCGCCGAGCGTGTGCAAATCGGGAATCTGCGCCATCAGTTCCTTGTGGCGCGCGTCCACCGCGGTTTCAATCTGGCTGATGACGGCCCACGCCAACTCCTGCTGATGCGGCATCAGCGGCTCATCTTCCGGCAGTTCCGCGAAGAAACGAAACCACATTAGCGCGTCTTTCTTGCTGATTTTCATGCGTTCATCATTCCTCCTGTGAATTTCGCTTCCATCATAGCACAATTTTATACCGCGCGCAACCATTCAGCGCATCGGCTTGCGCCGTGAAAGCATCATTCTGCGTCCATTTCGTGAAAAAATTTCATTTCCCCCTTGACAACCCATCCACACCGTGCTATACTATTTTGTGTTGCGGGGCATTAGCGCAGCTGGTAGCGCACAACACTGGCAGTGTTGGGGTCAGCGGTTCGAATCCGCTATGCTCCACCATCTCCATCAGCAGTCGAACATTCGGCTGCTGATTTTTTATTATCCGGAACAGGAAGCAGGTTTTCAATCTCGCTGCTTGCGCCGATGGCTTCAATATAAGATACTTGGCGGCTGTCACGAAGATTGTAATAGATAATCAGTTTCTCATCGTACAGATACACGGTATTGATGAACACATCAATGATGCGGCGGCGGAACGCTGGGTCAAAGCAATCCCCTGTGCAGAATTGGCGCAGCCACGCGCAGACTTCGTCCTTTGTGTAGACGATGGACGCGGCGACGCGCAGTTTTGAAAGGTCGATTTCCATGTCAGCCTTTTTTGCGTCGAGTTCTTCGCAGCGCTTCATGAAGCGGTCGCGCATTGCATCGGTTGTCGCTTGAATGCACAAGTCCATCGTTTTCTGAATTTCGCCCTCGGTCAGGGCAATCTTCTGCTCAAGCACTCGGATGCCTGATTTATCAAATTCCCGCTCGTATTCGGCTACAATGGCGCTTGCAATGTACTCCGTTCGCGCAGGGGTCAGCACATAATCAAGCGTCTGCTCGACAACGTACCATTCAAGAAAGTCTTTTCGCTCATTGGCTTTCTTGCATTGGTGCTTTTTCTTTTTCAGGGAGCAGGCATAGTAATTGTAAACGACACCTTTGTGATTCTGCCCGCATTCAGCTGTTATGGGGCTGCCGCACAGACCGCAGAACAGCTTGCCTTGCAGTAAATACTCCGTTTTTGCGCGGGCTTCTCCGCCTCCTGTGCGTCGATTGCGAGCAATGCGATCCTGTACGCGGTCAAATAGCGGTTTGTCCACGACGGCAGGCAGTCCGCCCGGAATCTCGATGCCGTTATAGGTGTATTCGCCAATTGTTTTTCGGTTTTTCAGGATGGACAAGAGCCAGCTTAACGTGACAGGTACGCCGCGATTGCTTCGCAGGCCGCGCTTGGCAAAGTCGCTGACGATAGACTTTGACCCTTCGCCGCTGTCGTAGCGCATGAAGGCCTCCCTAACGATGGCGGCGCGCTCGTCGATGACGGTCAGCTTCTGTTCATCATCGACGCGACACCACCACGGCAGTGTTCCGCCGACGAATTTGCCGCGCAAGGCACTTTCGCGCATTCCGCGGGCGATTTTCTTCTTCAAGTCAAGCGAATAGTATTCCGCCGATGCTTCAAGCAGTGCTTCGAGCAGCACACTTTCGTCGCCCTCGCCCACGTTTTCCATAGCCGAAATGACCTTGACACCGTACTGTTTCAGCTTGTGCTTGTAGGTGGCGCTGTCATAGCGGTTGCGAGCGAAACGGTCGAGCTTCCAAACGAGTATGCGTTCAAATTGGCGCTTCGATGCGTCTTTTATCATACGCTGAAAATCGGGGCGTTCATCCGTCTTGCCGGAAATGGCACGGTCGATGTATTCACCGATGATGGCCAAATCGTTGCGCTTCGCATATTCATAGCAGTCGCGCAGCTGCCCCTCGATGGACTGCTCTGTCTGATTGTGGCTTGAATAGCGCGCGTAAATGACAGCGTTCATGTGCATTCTCCTTTCAGGAGCATCATATACGGATAGCCTGTGGAGAAAGTCTTGCGGCGGATGCAGGTACAGCGGTGGAAGCCCGCTGGAATCAGGTGTGCGGATGGCGCACGGGAAGGAAGTGCCGCGCGCAAAAAACAAGACTTGTTAAACCAAATACAATTCAGGCTTGCGCCTGACAAGGGTTTCATCAAAATAATCCTCTGGCAGATGGCAGAGGAAAATCATCGTCTCCTGCGGAATGGCAGAATCACGCAAAAGATGCTGCTTCGACAGCACACCATGCTCAATCAGCAGGGTGACAGCGTCGTGCAGCACTTCCGGCGGTTGAATGGTCATCACGTCGTCATATGGTTCAGCACGCCAATAGCGCTGCTTTGTCATCTGACGGTTGAGGTATTGCAATTGCGATTCAGTCAGCAGGTGGAGGTCTGCGCCGCGGTGTATCATAGCGGCTATTGACGCGCCCCACTTGCGCTTTGCCCGCTCCAACGCAAGCATGGATGAGCCGTGCAGGTCGCGTGAGAACGGGTCTGCCGGAAGCAGAAATGCCGACGCGAAGCGGTCTGCCTGACTGTCCGCTTGGTCGATTACAGCACGCTGGGACGCTTCCTTTTGCGGCACGTCGGAATGCAGGAGCAGATGCCCTAATTCGTGCAGGATGCTGAAACGAATCCGCACGGCACTCTTTTCTGCGGGCTGATAAAGAATGTAGGGTGTCCCGTTTTCCCAGCAAGACAGCGCGTCGATGCCTCGGAACTCACATTGCTGACTGCCTGTAAACTCCGCAACGATGATACCGTGGTTCTCCAACAACCCAATCAGGTCGCCAATCGGGTCATCGTCCATGCCCCATTGGCTGCGGACATCCATTGCGATTTCTTCCACTTCGTCCAGCGAAAGGTCGCGATAGTCGCGGTCAGAGACCGGCAGCTCCTGCGGAATAAAGCTGATGTAGGTTTCCAGCTGCTGCTTGACTTCGTCCGCCCATTTCAGCTGATAGCGACATGCTTTTTTGACCTTCTGCGATACGCCCAAATTGGAGCGGAAAAAGAGCGCGCCGCCCTCCGAAGTCGCCGCCAATTCAGGCTTATAGAAGAACGCTATCGGGAAGTTCAGCACAGCCGCGATACGTTCCAGGGTCGAATCAGACGGCGGCGTGATTCCTTTCTCGAACTTGGAGATAGCTTGGCGTGTCACGCCGATTTCTGCGGATAATTCCTCCATCGACAGGGCGCGCGCTTCTCTCGCTTCCGTAATCCTCGCCGGAATGACAGCGACGGGCATGATTAGTCCTCCTTTTTTGCGCGCAAATACTCGTTGCGCAATGCGACTGTTTTGCGCACAATTTCTTTCGGTTTGGGGGTCAGTTCTTTCAGCAGTGGCAATTCGATTTCGTCCGCAATGCCATTATAGCCCGCTTCGGGCAGCAGAATCGTCGCGAACGGCTGCTCTTCGCCGCCGAAAATCAGGAATGCGAATAGCTTCTGTGTGTCCAGCATCGGGGCGCGGTCACCAAACATTTGCAGCTGACGCCGGAAAGGCGAATTTCGCTCGGAAAGGTCAACCTTATATTTCGCCCGCGGCGGAAGCTCATGTCGATTTCTGCGGAAAGCGATGTGAAGCAGCACGTCGTTATTCTCCAACTGCGGGATGACTTGCCCGCCTGCGAAGTGCCGTTCCGAAAAGGCGAATGGACACTGCGGCGAAGCAGCGCCAAGGGCAACCTGCATCTGCATCAGCTTCGTGCGGATGCGTGTGCCTTCCGGCCGCATATACAGGTGGCTGAACGGCGAATCCGCGTTCTGGGTCAGCAGCGCATAAGCGTCCGTACCAATCTGCACCGTGTCGGCAAGGAATTTCAGCTGCGGCGGGGTAAAAAGCGAATCAAAGCGAATGTCCAAACAAAACATCTCCGGTTGACATTTTCATGCGCATGGACTGTCAGCAGATAGGCGAACCGACAAGAAAGGGTGTCGTCCATGCGGAAGAAAGTCTATGTAGAAGTACCCGAACGACCTGACGTTGAGGCATTTGTTTTCATCGACCGACCGGGAATCATTTACATGAACCGTTCCTGCAAGAAAGAAGGCGTCGTGAAAATCATTCCCGAACGACCCCTGACCCCTGACAACGACCAACAAGGCAAGAACGCCTGACGCTGACAGCAGAAGCCCGTGCATTACGCACGGGCTTCTGTGTTATCGCCCGTTTCTGCCACTGGTTCGGAGAAGACCGGGTTGTTGCGCAGCGCTTCGTTTTCCTGTTCTGCTGCGTTGCGGTTCGTTGCTTCGGCTACACGCCGCGCGAAGTTCATAACGGCATCGCGCTCATTCTGCGGCATTGAAATGAAGGTTTCCAGCAGAACGCGCGCCATATCGTCGAGCTTGTACTTTTCACATAGCTGCGAAATCAACGAATCGGAGGATTCCTCAAACATGTTTCCTTCGCCTGTTCGCAGCCAGCGTTCCGACACGTTGAAAGCCTGACATATCTGCGAAATGTGAATGTCACGCAGTTCGCGTCGCCCCGTTTCAAAATGTGCATAAGTGGATTGCGCAACATTGATTCTTTCGCTGAACTCTTGCTGACTTAAATTCAGCGCACTACGCAATGCCTTTAGACGTTCTTTCGTGCATACCACCCCTTTCACATTTAGTATAGCACAAAATCTAATACAATGCAATATTTTTCACAACAAAACCCTTGACAATATAAATCCATTGTATTATACTATTATTGCAACGGATTAAAAGAAAGAAGGTAACGCAATGAGCAAGCAAGAGATTCAGCAGGTCAAGCCCGAAGCTGACAAGTTGGCGGCGATCATTGCCAGCTTGACGACGACCGAACAGGCGTTGCTTTGTGGATTCGCGCAGGGCATCGCCCTTGCGTCTACGCTGGATAAGAAAAGCGCGTGAGCGCGGAAAGGCGGCACATTATGGCAAGAGAACTAAAGCCAAACGAACGGCTTGTGCAAATCGGGCAGACGGCGCTTCGTGCGCCGGACGGCTCTTTCCTGCCCGCGCAACCGCTCTACATCATCGTCGAAGCCGCGCCGGACGAGCCGCAAGACAAGCTGTTCAGCGCAGGCGAAGAACAGCTCATGACTGACGTATCCGGCATCTTCGCCAAGAAGTTTGCGCAGTACGTTCAGGGGCAGCAGTGATTGGCAGTTTACACTCCCTTAGTGGGAACTACAAAAAAGGAGGTTTCCCCCATGACCATTGGCGAGAAGATGACCATCACGACGTGGCGCGCACGTCAGCTGGCGTATCTGGAAGAGATGTATTCCCCGCGCGAACACATGGGCAAGCTGATGAGCCACCTCGGCGCACGACAGGTCTACATCCAGCTCTACAACACCATGCGCACCGCGCTGAACAGCCTGTCGGAGCAGCCGAACACCTACGTCGCGATGGCGGTCTACCGCAAGCTGCGGGAGGACATGAACACGCTCGATGACATGCTCGACCAGCTGGAAGATACCGGGCTGTACGACCCGGACGAGTACGACCCGAATGAAGTGGAGGGCAATGCGTGATGGCACAGAATCAGCAGAATGACAAGCTCCGCGTCGTCGTGACGAACGCAGCGACGGGCGAAATCGTAACGGACTGGACGGAAAGCACGGTGGTCGTCATTGCGAGCGACATCATGGATGTGGCAGAAGGGGGCAAAGCGTCGAGCCATGTGTTTATCTGCGGCAAGCCCAGTGGTATTGCACAGTTGATGGCAGACGATGACGACCTTCGCATGTACGCGCGGCTGGCACTCATGATACGCGAGTTTCGCGCGAAGCAAGAGGAGGAAGCGCAGTGAGCTTGAACCCCATCGGCTACGTCGTCCAGCTCCCTATTCCGGACGGCGTGACCCTGTATCTTGCCCGCTTCACCCGTGGCGGCGTGGAACTCACTGCCGACCTCGACCGCGCCATGCTTTTCGACACCGAAGGACGCGCGAAGGATTTCGCCTTTCACGCGAGCTTCATCCTCTCCCTCGACGGGCGCACCTTCGAGGTGGAAAAGTGCTTCGAGCAAGTGACGCTGAACGGCGACGCAGATTTGCTGGACGCTGACGACGCGCCCGACGACGACAACGAGTAAGCAAGACAAGGAGGTTTCCCCATGAGCTTCGAGATGGCACTATTCGCGGCACTGCTGACGGTGATTGGCATCCCGGCGGTCATCTACGGCCTCGGCGAACTGCTGACGTCGCTGGACTGCCGCACTGCCCCGCGCCAGAAGCGCCGGGAGATTCGCGCTGCAATGGTGCAGCGGAAGTCGCCCGTCACCCCCGGCATGACCGCCATGATGTGCCGCGCGGGGGCAGCCTCCGAGATGAGAAGGAGGAATTTCTGATGGGCTTCGCTGACCACCCCTATTGTGTCGTGCTCCAGACGCACGACCCGGATTCCACCGACTCCGCGCAGGAAAGCGCCTACGCGGACGATGTGCTCGTGCTGGCGCTGACGCATCCGCAGGACGACGGGAAGATTATTCGCGGTAAGCTGATGATTAACGGCGACGCGAAGCGGCTTGCCCGCGCACTGCTGGCGACTGACTTCCGCGATGCGATTCGTGGCGCGATTCGTGATGCGCTTGATGAGAGCGACAAACACAAGCGCAGTCTGTTTGACCGCCTGTTCCGGCGGAAGGAGGATGCCTGATGGCAGACAAGAGCAGTTTCTACCGCGAGCGTGCCAAGGCGCTGGAAAAGCGTTTGGAGCACGAGCAGGAGTGGGAAACGTACTTCCCCGGCATCACCAACCGCGAATACAGCACCTATGCGGACACTTGCGCGTGCGGCATGGCGCGGCGGCTGGACGAAATCGAGGCGGCGGATCTGGTCGCGTCGTGGTGCGGCTTCCAGCGGGAGCGCATCACCATCGTGACGACGGAGAAGCCGCTGGAACGCAACCGCCACGGCGACATCCGCTGCAAGGACGGCATCACCAACTACGACCGCCGCCCGGTGCTGGTGCACACATTCTCCGTGCGCACCCCTGACGGCGCGCCCCGTGGCGAGGGCAGCATCCACTACATCCGCTTCGAGGTGCTGGGGGCGGCTCTATGAGCTGATGGACGGCGCCCTGCGCGTGCTGTGAGGAGGTGGAGGATATGTCTGACAGCGTTCTGATTACACTGCTGATTTGCGCGACGGTGCTTGCGCTGTCGCTCATTCCGCGGCAGAAGTGACCGAATCGCCCTGTTTGCCGTCGCGTTCTGCTTCTATTTCCGCATCGGCTTCGGCTGTCAGCTCGTCTATCAGCTCCTGCACAGTGTGATAGACGCGCGTCTTGATTTGCCCTGCGGCAATCGCTCTTGCTTCCGCGACGGCTTCCAGCAGTTCTTCATCCGGCGTTTCATCGTCTGGATACATCAAAATCGCCACCTTTCGATGCAATTGTAGCATATTGGAACACATCGTGCAAGGAGGTTCTCTCATGAACGTATTCTTCGGCATTGGTCGCCTGACCGCCGACCCCATCATCGGCACAACGAGCGGCACGGGAGTCAGCGTCGCCCGGTATACCCTCGCCATTCCGCGCTGCCGGACGGGCGAACAGCAGGCTACCGACTTCATCCGCTGCAAGGCGTTCGGCAAGGGCGCGGATTTCGCCGCCAAGTACCTGCGCAAGGGTCAGCGCGTCGCCGTGCGCGGTTCGCTGGAAGTGAGCAAATATGAGAAGGACGGTGTGCCGCAGACGATGGTGGAGGTCATCGTCAGCCAGCAGGAGTTCTGCGACGCGCCCCGCAAGAAGCAGGAAGAACCGGACGACGACCGCGATTTCCCGGAATCGCTGGAGGAGGTGACAGGCGTTGAAGTACCCCTCTAAGGCAAAAGAAGCCATCCGGGCGACGGAAATGTCGCCCGTGACGCTCGCTGAGGCGCTGTCGCTCCAAGACACGCAGCGCAAGTACGGCAACGAGAAAGTCGTCATCAATGGCATGACGTTCGATAGTCAAGCGGAATACCGCCGCTGGCGTGAACTCTGCCTGATGGCGCAGGCGGGCGAAATCGGCGATTTGCAGCGCCAAGTGCGGTATGAGCTTGTCCCCGCTCAGCGGGACGAGGACGGGAATGTCCTTGAACGCGCGTGCTTCTATGTCGCCGATTTCGTCTATACCGACGCGGACGGGCGCACCGTCGTGGAGGACGTGAAGGGCTTCCGCACGAAGGAGTACCTCATCCGCCGCAAGCTGATGCTGTTCCGCTACGGCATCCGCATTCAGGAAGTGGAGGCGTAAACGATGCTGACGACCATTGACCGCTCCAAGCTGGCGCTCTGCCCGCTGTGCAGTATGCCCGCCATCATGGAGAACCCGTATGTGCGCGAGGACGCGCTGTGGATTCGGTGCAAGAGCTGTGGATTTCATGCCTGCGTCTTCAAGGACGAGGCGACCGCGCGGAAGCGGGAGGAGACGGAAAATGAGCAGCCGGAACGAGCGCCCCAAGCAGGTTGACCGGATTCTGGACTACATGCGCCGCTACGGGTCAATCACCACGCTGGACGCGATGCTTGACCTCGGCATCCTGCGCCTTGCAAGCCGCATCAGCGAGCTGAAGAAGGCGGGTGTCCCCATCCGGCGGGACTGGGCGAAGGTCACAAACCGCCACGGAGAAACGTGCAACGTACTGCGCTACAGCCTCGATGGCAGCCTTGCCGTCATCCCCGATAAGCCCGGCGGCGAAGAATAAGGGGGCAGCACCATGCCGATTGTCAACTATGTGCGGGAACATATGCGGTTCATCGAATATGCGTCTGATGAAGGACTTTCGTCCGGAGAACGCCTTGTGTGGTATGCGCTGATGCACATCATCAACGGACGCGCACAAGGGAGCATCTGGCCGGAGGGGTTCATCCGCATTGCGAATGACCGGCTTCTCGCGCTCTGCCCCATGCAACTGGGCGCCGTCATCATGGCGCGGAACAGCCTCAAGCAGCGCGGCTTAATTGACTTCATCCCCGGCAGCAGGAACAAACGCGCCCCCGCCTACAAAATCAATTTCTTCTCCCCCGAATTTCCGCCCGATTCCCCCGGCAAAGCGGGGAAAATGCAAAGTTACTGCGAAAATCGGAGTAACTACAATAATAACATGGGGAGTAACTACGATAATAACATAGGGGGTAACAACGGTAACATAGTACCAAACTATACGGAAATAGAATACCAAACAGGGAAAACGGGTTACCCAGAAGAAGAGGATGAGGAATACACCGAAGCGGAACGCGCGTGTACGGGCGGGCACGCGCGCGATAAGCAGATTGCCGCCATCTGGCGGTCTGATTTCGGTGCGATTCCCGCCCCGGCGCAGGTGCAGCGGCTCTCCACCGCGGCGGATGTGCTGCAAATGCCGCTGACAGTGCTGCGTGAAGCCGTCCGGTGCGCCGCCGCGACGGGCGCGAAGTCCCCGATGGCGTATGTGCTGACGCTCCTGCAAGACTGGCACTATGCGGGCGTTCGGACGGCGGACGAGGTGGGCGAATACGCCTATCTGCGCGACGTGGTGGAGGGCAGACAGCCCGGCGACCGCGAAAAAGCGCAGCAGGGTCTGGCACAGATGCGCCGCCGCCATCAGCAGATGCCGGATGCCAGCGAGGAAGGGGCGGACGGCTGATGCAAGCAAGCGACATGACAACGGAGCAGCTGATTCGCTACTTCCGGTGCATGGGCAGTGCGAACGCGGTCTGCCGCGAGCATCAGCGCTGCCCGGATTGCCCGTATTACGTTCCGAAGAGCTACAACGTGCGCTTCCGTGACGCGGCGATGGAAATCGCCAATCGGCTGGAAGCAGCACTGAACCGTGGAGGACAAGCAACATGAGCAACCAATCCCCCTGCACCGACCCGCTCTACCCCTGCACGGCGCTGACGCTGGCGGAAAAGAGTGCCGCGTTGGACGGCCTGACGCGCCTGCTCCACCGCTTGCCGCTGCTCCTTGACGAGGCGGAAGCGGTGAAAGCCGCAATCCGCGCCCTGCGCAAGGCGACGACGGTGGATGACTGCCGGGTGCGCCGCATCCCTGTGTACGGCATGGGGCAAGCGAAGGACGCGGTGTATTCCCAGCGTGGCGACGACTATCTGCTCGAAGCCCAGCGCGTGGCGGAAGAGAATCCGCCGAATACGTCAGATATGCCGGAGAACGCCTCGGAGAATCCGCCGGAGACGGTGGAGAATGCCGAAAATTCGCCGAAGGTGCCGCCGAAAAAGCGAAATGGCGGCTGGCGGTGCTGACGGGCGATTCAGGAGGGGCGGACGATGCGGGCAAAAGAGTATCTGTCGCAGGTGCGCTTGCTCGACGAGCGGATCACCTGCAAGCTGGCGGACGCGGCGCGATTGCAGGACATGGCGACGCGCATCACGCCCATCCTGCGGGAAGACGGCGCGTCTGGGGGCGGCGGCGCGCCGGATCGTCTGGCGGACGCGGTGGCGAAAATCGTTGACCTGAAAGCCGAAATCAACCGGGATATTGACCGCCTGGTGGACAAGAAGCGCGACATTGCGGCGAAGCTGGGCAAATTGACCGACCGGCGGTATTACGCGGTGCTTTTCCGGCGGTATCTGCTGTTTGAGACGTTCGAGAAGATTTCCTGCGAGATGAACTACTCGTGGCGGCACGTCTGCTCCCTGCACGGGCAGGCGCTGGAGGCGTTTCAAAAGGTGCTGGACGCGGAAAAAGACGCTTGATGCGGCGCGGAGGTGAGTTTCAATCCACGCTCCCCACACGGGGAGCGACTATGGGTATACGACATTGGCAACAGTGTGTGATATTTTTCAATCCAGCCCCCACGCGGGGAGCGACCCGCGCTTACGCGTTTTCTTCCGTAGCCTTGCCGGAATCCGCGTGTGCTTCCAACTTGAGGGGAACTTTTCGCCCGGTGGAGGCTCACGGCACGAGCAAATCCACCGGGATTCCCAGCGCGGCGGCGACGGTGCGCATCCGCTCCAGCGGCACGGACTGCTTGCCGTACTCCCACAGCTGCACGACACGTTCAGCGCTTGCGCCGGTGTAGCCGCACATTTCACCAAGGGCGCGCTGGGTCAGTCCGCGCTCCTTGCGCTTGCTCTTGATGAGGGCAGGGATGCTTTCGACAGGGGGATTCGACGGGGTGTAGCACATGATGATGACACTCCTTTCATGTACTATTGTGCCGCAATAAACATATTGTGTCAAGAGACGAAACGAAGATTTTCACGATTTTTCGCTCAATCTGCATGAAATGAAACCGTGAACGCTTGTCGCTTGCTTGACTTCCTGCCCTGCATATGTTACAATCAGGAGGTGAAGTATGTAAATGCTCGCTGTCGCTCTCTTCGCGGAGAGTGTGGATTGAAATAAATGAGCCGTTCGGCTTGTGTGCTTTTCTTTTAGTCGCTCCCTGCGTGGGAGCGTGGGTTGAAAGAAATAGGATAACCAGCAGGACAATCGCTGCAAGTTCCAGCTTGCGGCGATTTTTTTCTTGCCATTACTGCAGATGTGTGCATAGAATATCATAGTATTTCATACCCCACTCATGCTATACTGCACATGGAAACCTCCAATCACCTCACCCGACGGACGCGCCAGTCTCCGCCGGGTATTTTTGTGCCCCAAATTCGCTGCGCCCCGCGTGTGGAGGCGCAATTCCGCATTCCAGAAAGGATGGTGGACTTGGCTGGACTGACCGAGAAACAGCGCCGCTTCTGCGACGAGTACCTGATTGACCTGAACGCGACGCAAGCCGCCATCCGCGCCGGATATTCCCCGAAAACGGCAGCGGCGATTGCGGCAGAAAACCTCACAAAACCTAAGGTTGCTGAAAACATCAAAAAGCGCATGAACGAAAAGGAAGATGCGCTGATTGCCAAGCAGGACGAAGTGCTGAAATACCTGACGGCGGTGATGCGCCGGGAGATGAAGGAATTTGTCGTCGTGACCTGCATGGAGGAGAAGACGGAAGTCATCCCTGGCGAGGGCGGCAGCAAGCCCACCCGGCGCACGACGAAGAAGGAAGAACCGAAGGTCGTCGAGATTCCGGCGCGGCTGTGCGACGCGAACAAGGCGGCGGAGCTGCTGGGCAAGCGCTACGGGCTGTTCACGGACAGGGTGGATGTGTCGGGCAGCCTGCCGGTGATTTTGGCGGGAGAGGATGCGCTTGACGACTAATCAGCCGCGAATCTACCTGCCGGATGTCGTCGGGCGCGGCTACGGCGCGTTCTGGCGCTTCACGGGGCGCTACCGCGTGTGCAAAGGCAGCCGCGCAAGCAAGAAAAGCACCACGACGGCGCTGAATTTCATCTACCGCATGATGAAGTACCCCGGCGCAAACCTGCTGGTCATCCGCAAAACGTACCGCACCTTGCGCGATAGCTGCTTCACACAGCTTCTCTGGGCGATTCACCGCCTGCAAGTGGAGGCGTTCTGGAGCTGGAAGGAAAGCCCGCTGGAAATCACCTACAAGCCGACTGGGCAGAAAATCTACTTTCGCGGCATGGATGATCCATTGAAATTGACCTCCATCACCGCGCAGAGCGGCGTGCTGTGCTGGGTGTGGATTGAAGAAGCCTACGAAATCATGAACGAGAGCGACTTCAACACGCTGGATGAATCCATCCGCGGCGAATGCGCACCGCCGCTGTTCAAGCAAATCACGCTGACGTTCAACCCGTGGAATCAGAAGCACTGGCTGAAAGCGCGCTTTTTTGACGTGCAAGACCCGGACATCCTCGCCATCACAACGAACTACCAGTGCAACGAGTGGCTGGACAAGCAGGATTTACGCCTATTTGAGCGGATGAAGGCGACGAACCCGCGCCGCTACGCCGTGGCTGGCTTAGGGAACTGGGGCATTGTGGAGGGACTCATTTACGAGCACTGGCGGGAATCTCCGTTCGACCCGGCGGAAATCAGCCGGACGCACACCCTTGAATCCGTGTTCGGCTTGGACTTCGGCTTCACCAACGACCCGACGGCGCTGTTCTGCGGATTGCTGGACATTCCGGCGCGCCGCCTGTACGTCTTTGATGAGCTGTACGAACGGGGGCTGACGAACGACATGATTGCCAAGCGCGTGACGGCGATGGGCTACGGAAAGGTCAGCATCACCGCTGATGGTGCAGAGCCGAAATCCATTGCCGAACTGCGCGGCATGGGCTTGCGCGTGCACAGTGCGGCGAAAGGTGCGGACAGCATCCGCAGCGGCATCCAGTGGATTCAAAATCTCGAAATCATCATCCACCCGCGCTGCGCGAATTTCATAACGGAAATCAGCAACTACACATGGGACAAGGACAAGTTCGGCAAGATGCTCGATAGCCCCATTGACGACTTCAACCACCTGATGGACGCCATGCGGTATGGGCTGGAAAAGTTCATTGTGGGGAAAAAGTGGACGTATTGACGGGCAAATCCGCGAAGTCGGCGAACCATTCGAGATAGACGGCAAGAAAGCAGAGTACCCCGGCGAGTTCGGACGACCCGAAGAGGACTGCAACTGCCGCTGCGTCGCGCTGACAAGGGCGAAGTGGGCGCTGGATGCGGACGAGTTGCAGACCATGAAGGACAGGGCGAAGTTCTTTGGGCTGGACAAGGCGGAGAACTTTAAGGAGTTTGAAGAAAAATACCTGAATGCGGGAAAGGTATTGCAGAGCAGAAAAAATGATGGTATAATGAAAACACAGAATAACGTCGTTCGTGATGCGATTGCTTCAGGCAGTGTAAGCACGAAAGTGAACCCTCAAAAGCAAGGCAGACACATCAAGAGCAGTTCAACATACATCGAGGGACGAAGTTATCTGTATGGAACGCTGGAAGATGCGCAGCAACTTGTGAATGCGCTATCGGGAACAGGAACACCACTGTTTGATGATAATGGTGAATGGCTACGCAAAGAGCGAGTGGACGCAGGAAAGAACTTTGGTGTACACGTTTCGCCGGAAACGGGTGAAGAAACGGAAACATCTAAGGGAATGCTGATTTACTCAAAAACAGGAACGCATCTTGTTCCGAGAAAGGAGACACCAAAATGAACCTGAAGCAGTATTATAACAAGCAGGTCAAAATCGTAAGCAAAAGCGGCAAAGTATTCTGGGGAACTGTGAATGATTACTTTTATCCCGAAGATAACGATACGGGCAAAGAAAGCATCGCGATAGACACGCTGGACGGGCAGCTGATTGGGTTCGACGAGGACAGCATTCAGGAAATCAGCGTGGTGCCGTGACAGAAACGGAGGTTTTTCATTGGCAACCTACAAACGCAATGACGAGGAAACGCCAAGCGGTGGCGCATATTCCGAGATTTATTATTTTGACGACGATGGAAACCCGGCTGATGAAGAAGAAGCAACCCGGTGTGTCATCAGAGAATGTGACAAGAACGGTAACTTGCTGAACGAAGTCTGGGGAACTGTCTAACGCCATGCAGAATATTGCAATAGCAAAGAGCCAAGCGAAATGGCGAAGAAAATCAGCTCGATTATTAAAAAGGCGGTGGGCAAGAAATGACGAAAGCCGAATTCATTGCAAAAGCCACGGAGTACGGCTACATGGACGAGGACATCGAAGAAATGATTGAGTTGGTCGAGGATGCAAATCAAGATGGCGTTCCCATGTCGTATGATTATCTCGCAGAAAACGTCTTGGCAGAACAACCCGCATATTAA